CTATCGTTGAACTCGACGTGGTGGCTTCTCCGTCACCTATGTCACCCCTGGTCAGTGCTGTGACCCCTGTGATACCACCCGACACGGTCAACGCACCAGAAATGTTCACAGCATCGTTGATCTGTATCGCCGACGAATCCGTTGAACTGATTGTGTTGGTGTCGATAACGTTTGCACTTAATGAACCATTGACATTCAAACTGTCAGAAACCTGTATGGCCGTTGAATCTGAAGAACTTATGGTGTTTGTGTCGATTGTGTCAACACTCAAGGTGCCTGAAACATTTAGATTGTCGCTGACCAACACTGCCGAACTGTCGTCACTGCTGATGGTGTTCACGTTCAATGTTTCGTTGATCTTGATCGAACTTGAATCATCTGAACTGATGGTTGTGCCGTTAATTCTTATTGCACCTGCCACGATGTTTCCTGTCCCTGCCGCACCCAAAATCAGATCATCATTTGATCTTGTTGCTTCTATGTGATTGTCCCTGATCTGTATGCCTTCGAATTCTATCACACCTGTACCGTTTGCAGTGAGTTTTAGATTGGCGTTTGATTGGGCTGTGGTGATTTGATTTCCGTCGATGGTGATCTGCGATGTGACCGGAGATGCCGCGTACAGTTCTGTGAAGTTTGCATTAACAGATATGAATGCTGATCTTAGATCATCACCTGTTCCGTCGTTTGCGTTAGATCCTACGTTAATTACTGTCTGTGCCATATTAGATCGCCTGTAATACTAGTTTTTTCCATATCGCAGTGGAACCGTCGTAGTTGGCTGTGCAAACATAAAGATTTGTTCCATCATAAGATATTGATCCTGCCCTGTCCCCCGTGTTTCCCACTGCGGTGGCAGTTTTTGTTGTGTTAATAATAATTCTGTCATCGTTTACGACCACATTACCTGTGCCATTTACTCCCAGTGTAAGGTCAGCATTGGTATTCAAAGGCGTAATTGTGGTATCAGATATCTGTAAACTGTCTATTTCAACGTTACCTGTGCCGTTGGGTTGTACCTTAATGTCACCATTGGTCACACTTGTGGTCAATAATCCGGTGTCACCGTCACCAACCAAAGAGTAAACTTCGGTGAAATTGGTGTTGATCTTGTTCATAGCGGTACGTAAAGTATCGCCTGTAGCCGGGTTTCCCTCTATTCCTGTGTCTATGTTTAATCTAGCCATATATCGATAATACATATTTATTAAATAAAATTGATGTTTGTCGAAACATTAAAAACTATGAGATTGTACGAACGCCAGTCAAAACTGGGCATTTACCATACCTTCCATCGAAAAAATACAATATACGTTTTCAAGTGTGATTCATGTGGATCTCAGTTTTACCGAGAACGTGCCAAAGTGGATCCTGCAAGGGCCACAAACGATTTCAAACACGTTTGTTCCTACTGTGATATCAAAAAGTTTGCACAGGCTCAGGGCGTTAAAATGCGTGGGGTGTACAAATTAGATTGCTCTAGTACATATACACTTTAATATTTTATCCAGTTGATTTGGTCTCGCTGGCCCTCAATCCAGCGTTTAAGATCCGCATATATTCCAACGGCTATGTTTGGTTGGTCAAAATAGTGACGGATGAAAGGATTTAATTCCAAATATTCTTTCCTGTTTATAAAATAAAAATTTGTTTTAGGATAGCGTCTGAATGTTTGCCTTAAATGATACAACCATTCGTATTTCAAATATGCTTTCATACTCATCCTGTAGGGATAATTGGGTGTGTTTTTATAGATGTTGTTTTGTTCTCGACTAGAGGTTCCTTCCTGATACTCCCATTGTTTTGCACCCAAAATGTCAAATGCCAAAATTACAACATTCTTGACGCCTGACTCGGCGGCTAACAAAACAGCAGAACATCCTGATCCTTTACAAGTTGCAAAATCAATTGTTCTTATCTTACCACCTTTTTTTATGTCACCCCCTCTCCAAATCCTGTAAATTTTCAAACCCTTTGGTATGTCATTTTCTGTGTCGCCAGGAATGATATAATTCCAATCAACGGTATGTTCGATGTTGTATATTTTCACATTGGGATTTTCTTTCCTATCCCAATTGGCCAGTTCCTCGGTCATCTCTGGACTAACTGCAACTATGTTATCACACAAAGAAGGATGATCTCTATAAATGGCGTTACATCCCCAAATGTGTCCGTTGCCCTTTAATGCGTCTATGGGAAATATATTTCTGGATTCACCGTTGCCAATAACGAAAGCCGTGTCCATCAAACCCCGAATGATTCTCCGCATCCACAAGAGGATGTTGAGTTGGGATTTACAATAGAAAATTGTGATCCAAATGTTTCTTCGATCCAGTCTATCTTGGTGCCTGCAACGTACAACATGGAGGTCTCGTCCACTACAAAACGTCCTGTGCCCCAGTCTGCTATCTCGTCGTCCTTACCGATATCTTCTTTATTGTCAATAAACCCCCAGTCGTATTTGAAACCCGCACAACCGCCACCCTGCACCGCCAGGCTGACAGCATACTTGTCTGGGTTTTTTTCAAGCAAACGTTCCATTTGTGCTTTTGCCGAATCTGTAATGTCAAACCATTTCATACTATTAATTATCTCTCATTTCTGCCGCTGTTTTGTATTCCCACCGACATCCAGAATTTCGTTGCATCTCGTTTGACTTCAAAACTCATGTAGGCATTCTGATCCTCCCAGTGGTTGTTTGGATTTTCTATTTCGCCTGCAGGTTCGAACCACCAACCCCACTTGCCTTCACAGTTCCTTTGACACCAGTCTATGCAGTCGCCCATGATGCCATTGCTGTTCATGTCTATGTTGTACTCGAAACGTTGCATGTATCCACAGTCCTCTGGCACCTCGTCCAACCCGGGACTGATCCTTTTGATCTTTGCCGCTTGGTAATATTTTTTTTTCGCAAACATATTAAATTATTAGTATAGACAGGATTGTGTAAATTGTCTACCATTGTGTTGCGTGTTCATAACTCCATTTTTGCCCACTGCATTTTTCTCCACACTCACGTGGACCCTCCCCAAATGCCAAATCCACAAATAATTTTTTCCACATTGGATCATCCAATACTTGCGGCAGTGTCTGGTCATGATCAACATAATCAAAAATGTTTTTATTGTGCGAATACCTGAGACCTGTCCAGCAACAGGGATAGAATTTGCCTTCTGCATTGATATACAGTCCCTTATTACCTATCATACATAAAGGAATAATAGTTTTGTTATCCACTTGTTCTTCAGAATGCCTTTTTGCAAATATTTCCAAGCATCGATCTTGCCAAGTTCTTTCAGAAAGTTTATTACTAGTCCTTGTGAATCTACCCCTGGCCACAAATTTGTCACTGGGTTGTAATGGATCATCTTCAGGATACGTCTTGTAGTTACAACCAAATTTTGAACTCAAAGTCAATTGGAAATTATCAAAACCCAGATCAACGGCCAACTGTTGCATATCATCTATCTTGTTTTCATTGAATTTGAATGCTATAGCGGCCCATGTTTTATAAACAAGTGATTGTTTCAATTGGTCGATGCCCATCATCATAGATGGCCAATCACAATTTATTCTGTATTGGTCATTTGATTCTTGGTCCCAACCATCAATGCTAAAATGTATGTGATCCTTCTCATTCAAAACACTGGCCAGTTCCTGCCACCAACTTTTGGTTTTGTATGATCCATTGGTAACAATCACAAATTGCACTTGGCTATTTTGTTCACGCAACCATTTGAGTATTTTGATAAGGTCTTTTGCATAAATTGGATCACCGTCATCACCACAAAATGTAAATTTTTTGGCCTGTGATAATATCTCTTGGGGGAAATTTTTTTGAAACCATACCAAGGAAAGTTCTCTATTGGTTAGGCTTTCGGTCACTTCTTGCCTTGTACATCTTGGACATCTCAAACTGCATTTGGAACATATTTCGATATGCCAATGTTCTAATGGCCAATTATGAATATTGTTGAACATATTAGATCCAGTTCTTCACCACCCATTCGTCTGCACAGTTGAAAGGTTTTGGTTCTCCATGGAACACTGCCACTTTGTTTTCTGGACTAATATCTACAGGTTTCCTAAAAAACTTCTTTCCGTCCTTCATCAATAATTTTGTGTCCTTCATTCCAATCATTTCCCATTTATAACTCCTAATCCATTCGTCAGGGAACCAATTAATATCGGCCTTCGCTCGCTTTGATATCCAGTCTTGGTCGCCGTGGTTGTTTTGCATAATCACGTTTGGCTTCTCCACAAACTCGTCCCATAGATAGTTTAGTTTGCCTGCTTCCCAACGCATAACGCTAGAGTTTGATAATGACCAGTCCTTTACCCTACACCTATTGAAATCTCTGATTATATGGAACCGTCCTGTGTTGTGTGTGAACAATAGATCTATGTTATTGAAAACGACCACGTCCAGATCAAAATACAAAATGTTACCCTTCAAAGGGAAATGACCGCCAAACATCCATAGTTTGCTCCACCATGTCTTTATCCATGGATCGTTGGGCAGTTGTATGGTGTTGATGTGCGGTTCCAAGCCGTTGGTGTCATCTGTGATGCAATGAAATTCGTAGGGTACAGTGATATTCCTTTTGCACATGTTGTAAAGCACATTTACATATTTCGAAATGTACTTGTTACCCCATTTAACGCATACTACGTGATTCATATCCTGCCTTTAAGTAATCTATTTGTATTTGTTTCCAATCTTCACTATCCAATGTGTATGGGAAGTAATTTTCGTATGTTTGCATACCAATCACATGGATACTTTGTATATTTAAATTTTTATTCATCTCCTTGTGAATTTCAAGGAAAGATTTTTCACCAAATGCAAGTTTCATGTCCACCTGACCTATCTTGATATATCCCAAACTTAACTTAGGATCATCCCAATCAAATCCATTTTGCTCTAGCCATTGTCGGAATGGTTCCATTTCTTCCTGTTTAAAATCATGTGTTTCTTCTGTTATTGTTTGCCCCCATTCGATGTCAAATTCGCCGGAGTAATACTTTTGATGGTTAACAGCAGAACACATAGTCTCGGTCATCTTAGGTGCATTTTCGTCTCTGAATACTTCATACAATGTTTTGCCTACCTGGCTCCAATGTAGATAGACACCTCCAAGTTCTCTGTTGTATCTGTTTTGCTTGAAAAGGTCATAATCTCCTAAATGTAGGTCATACCTCGGAGCATTTAAAAAAGTTGTTATCTGCGAACTCCTTATCCATTCGGGCTCAATTTGACTTGTCCTGTAGGCCTCTACCCAACTCTCGATTTCATGACACAAATTGTTCAGTTGCCTGATCGCATATTTTGTTTCTGTGTCTGCTTGTTTGTAATGATCTGAAAGTTTCCATGCAGTGCCTTGTAGGTCCTCGAAATATTTGTGCAACAAGTTACAAGACTCGTGTTTCAATCTTAAGCCAGGTTTTGTGTGTTCCATCCCAATATCTGCAGGTCCAATAGGCAATCTGGCACTGTATTGGAAATCGTCTGGGCTGAATGGATGGATGTTTTTATAAGGTGGATCAAATGAAAAAGAATTAATTATTGAAATGCTTTTATTGAGTTCAGCCACGAGATAACTTAGATTTCTTTTTGAGTCCGCCCAACCCAACCAGCAGAAATTTTTTTCCAGTATTCTTTTTTGTTTCAAATTGTCTTTGAGTGCTTCTAGGAATCTTTTGCCTAGAGGAGTGTCATAGATGTTGATTCTCAGTTCCTTGCTGTTTAATTTGACAACTATGTTCTCTAATAAAAAATTATTCTTTTCTGTAGATGGCACTATTGGCTCCATGTTCCATACATTCCACTTCCACCACATAACACCTGTTGTCTGTTTTTTCCCTGATCAGTTTGTCAGCGAAATCAAAAGCATGTTTGGCAAACATCTCTGCACCAACACCATCGAACTCCACGATCTCAGCGAGGTCGTGTTTCTCTAGTTCCTTCAGTTTGTCCAGGTGTGGATCATTCTTGTCCACTGCTGTCTTGTGATCAAAGTGCTCCTCCAACCATTTTTTCAGTGGTTTCAGTCCACCAAAGTCCACTGCCCAGTTCTTGTCATCCAATCTGTCACATCCGAATGTGAATCTGAATGCCAGGCTGTATCCGTGTAGTAGGTGGCAGTGCGAGTGATCTGCGTTGGGTTGCCTGAACACGCAGGCCAGGCCTATGTTGTGTCCGTATGTTTTAGTTGAGTAGTAAGTCATCGTTTCTCCTTGCGTTGATGACTTGCAGAGTGTTTATAGAGGGGTGAAAGTCTTGAGTCCTCTCGATCATCAGTTCAATTTTTTATCAATCTTCTGATCAATGTCCATCTGGAACGCAACATCTCTGATGCGGTCCGTAAGTTCATTTGGTATATTTAATTCTCCGTCTATGATGCTCTTCAAGAAATGTATCATCACGGTGAACTCGTTTCTGTTGGCCACAGTCTCTGGATCTATGCCGTGTTTCTCCATTGCATTTAACATAGCCTCCGAAACGTCAACCAGTGCCTTGATGCTCGTCGAGTGTTTGTCAAAGTGTGCCATTAGGTTATGATGCTGGGTTTCTTGGGAACCTCAATCTTGCTGAACACCCTGTTGTACTCATCAGCGATCTTGTCATTGATGTGTGCTATGGACACAACTTTATCTATTGCTATGTCAAACGGTATGTCTTGTTTGGCAGTGGAGAAAAAGGTACCAAACGCCAGACCCTGTGGTCCGTTCATTAGCACCAGGGCCTTCTCAATACTAACGTATGTGTCGGCCTTGCCTGTGAATTTTGCTATGACTTCTTCCCCCGAAGCCAATTTAAGAGTAACTAGATCTCCATCTTTTATTTTTTCAAACATATTTTATTATTATAAACTTTATTTAGATTTTGTCAAGAAAGTAAGAAAGAAATCTCCGGCCACAATCTATTGAAATAACCGACTTGGTTAAACAGTTTTTCATTCTTATCGATGTGTTTTTTAAAATCTTGTTTGGTTTGTTCATCAGTGACACTTTTTATTTTTTCAAAATTCGAAATTTTGGATAGAAAATACTCCTTTTCATTTGGTGTGACGTCGGTCAATAGATATTTGTGCATTTCAGCAATTACCTTGCTCAACACGTCCGCACCATAATTTTCTACAGCAAGTTCTTTTGGTGCTCTATAATTTTGCCAGACAATCTCAATACTTTTTTGCGGGTGATTTGATCCATTGAACTTGTGAGGGAACAACGATATAGTTTCTTTGGCAAACTCCTTGTATTCACATAATCTTGTGGCACTTAACAAATGGAATAAACTCATAAATTGTATCTCGTGATCGTTAATTTCTGGTGGGTTCCTAACTTCGTTGCCTAGTATTTTTAGATTATCGATGAACTGTTGCCATTGAGATCCCTGTCTCACGTACTCGTATCTTTCTTCAACGTTTTCTAGGCTGATGTGCCAGTTAACTTTTTGTTTTTTAAGCAATTTTTCAAATACTTTACTCTTAGTAATGTCGGTGCTTAAATTAGAAATAACATCAATTTTTACAGTTTCGGGAATAAAATCCAGTAAGTCGGAGTTTTCTTTCATGAGTAACGGCTCACCGCCGACCATTGCTACAGTTTTAAGTCTATCACTGTTTTCTGAGAAGAATAATTTTATTTTATCTTGTTGGCTTTGCACTGGTTTTGACTCCTTGTTGGCAAGCACAGATGCCCACTTGGAACTAAACGCAGATGAACAATATGTACAGGTGCTGTTACAAGTGTTATTCCATCTTGCATCAAAAATTACAGGAAATTGATATTCGTCATCGGCCAGCTCTACATCAAAATCTTCATTTAAAGAATTGTGCCAATCTCTTTCACTAGAAATTTTATTTTCAGATGCATGTATGCAAGTTTTACAATATTCTTTCGGCACACCTCCGGACTTCATTATTGTTCTAATTTCTTTTAATTTTTTGTGTGAAAGTGCGGATTCAATTGTATCTGTGCTAATATTTCCAAATTTAAGTCCACCGGCACAACAAGTCGATATTCCGCCATCTATCTGGATGTGTAGACCCCTCCATGGGGCCGCACAGTAATGCTTACTCATTTCTTTGCCAACTGCTTGTTGATGAATCTTGCCATGCCTTCATAGGTCTCTTGAAAAACATTTGGATGTTTCTTCCATTCCTCTGGTATCTTCCAGTCCGGTGAGTTTACCACTATCCATCTGGTGCTCGGATCAGAATATCCCATCAATTTGTGGAATTGGTATATCCAATAACTAGGATCCACCGCCCGCTTGATGTAGGTATACCCTTCTGACCCTGTATACATATTATTGGGTGTGCTTTTGTCAGACGAATATAAATCAAATCCCAGCATAAAAATTGCTTTGGGTTTGAATGTAAGTCCTAACACTCCAGCATAAGGTCCTGTGCCCCAATGAAAAGGTTCGTCCTGACGCTTGTCACCAGAATAGGGAAGATCTGGTAATTTCCTCACATTTGGCCAATTGGCGAACTGATCCGACCATTTATCCCTGGTGAATATTGTGGTGCCTTTACCAACCGCGTTCACGGCCTGCTGACACATATGGCGATCAGCACACACTAGATACTCGGTCACGTAATCTCTGTGTATGGCGTTGCAACCAATCACGGTGCTGAAAGATTTCAGTGGTGATAGGTCGAATCCCCGCCTGCTTTCACCGTTTCCTATAATGCTTACATACTTCGTCATAATTGTATTTAATCACCCCTTTAAACGCACACAGACGTCTTTATACGTATGGTAAAAACATTTCATTATAAAGTGTTCGTTACATTCAGATTTTGTATTTTTGACATAAATTTTTCTACAATTAAATGCTTTTGATCGGTTTTGATTAATTGTTTTCCTTTGGCTATTTTTGTCAAATATTGCTTTGGTGGATTTTGGTAAAACAATTTCCAAGGACCTTGGAAAAACAAATGGTCTCCTTTAACTGTTTTATCTCCTTGATTTTTAAAATGATAAAGTGGTTTTTGTCTTGCTGTGTAAATGTAATTTTTGATATCAATTCCATCGAGGTATATTTTGCGGATTTTAAGAAACTTGTCCTCAACAATTTTACCATTTTTTATCAAAGTGTCGTTAGATGTTTTGTCAGTTAGTTCGATACTCAAAATTTGATTTTTTGCCAAAATTTTGACAGGAATCTCAGCAGTATAATTTTCGATGATTTTGTCATGAAATAATATGTGCTTGTTGACACAAATTTTAACCATTGGATAATCTTTGGCACCTTTTGATCCGAATAGATCTAATTTTATGACAAATGACTTAGGTCTGGTTGCGTCTGAATATTTTTCGATATACCATTTTTCTTCCATTGCAAATAACTTTCATGTATTTTTAATATTTGTCCTAATTCTCTGTCTGCACTTATTGTGGGCCAATTCAACATATCACAGATTTTCTGTGCTATCAATCTGCGTTGCAATCTTTTTTCCCAATCCAACCCGGGTACCACAGTTGATGTCCATCCCCAATAGTTGTGATTACTTTTATCTCTGATAAAAATTTTATTTTCTTGATTTTCGAGCGGGATTCCCTGGTACATAGACATGGTTGTATTCAATGTAACCCCATGTATTGTTCCTGATGCAACATACTGCTGATGATCGTACAAAAGGTCCATGGTCTCTTCAAAATTTTTGTCTGTCTCGGTCGGATAACCTATTATTATCATATACGCACAGGTAATGTTATGACTATCAAAGTTTTCAATAAACGCATCTAGGTCTTCTCGGGTCACGCCTTTTTTCATATGTTCCAATACATCGTTTGATCCACTTTCAACACCCAGAGCCAAATTATATGCACCACTGTCCCTTGTTAATGAAAAATATTCTTTGCTGAGATGACTGCTTTTTCTCACAATGTATTGTCCACCCCATGTGATTTTGGCATTGGTAGAATAATTGTAATTGGCTAATCCCTCTACCATTTGCATATACACTTTTAAATTTCCGTTTATCAAACTGTCGGTGAAGAAAAAATCAGTGATCCCGTGTGTTTCGTAAGTTCTTTTTATCTCAGTAATAATACTTTTTGCTGACCTCCAAGTAAAAGAAGGCCAATGAGTATTAACATTGCAAAAAGAACAATTACGGACACATCCTCGCGAACCTGTAATCTGCACTACTTTTTTGTCGTTGTAAAACTTGTCATAAAGCGATAAATCATAATCTTTGTAATCTGCAACACCCAATTGGTCCAAATCTTGTATTTGTTCCACTTTACCGTTTATGCCTTTGAAATTAAAATTGCCTTTGAGTAGATTTTCACAGGCCAGTTCTCCCTCGCCCATTATATAAAAATCTATTTTGTCACGTATGGTGTCCAACCAACCTTCTTCAAGGCCCAT